TTGTTATGTCAGAGACTGCGTCCCGCATTGGAGCGGTAAGCGTGAATGAGACTGAGCCGCTTGCGGGCGCACCAGTAGGCAGTAAGTAGGTGCCAGTAACGGTTATGAGTGTAAAAGCCATGATTACGCCTTCTGAAATACATCAAGCGTTAGGGCATGATGAACGACATTGTCCTCTAATGATACTATTCTTTGTATATCAGAAACTCTAAGCCTGTAGATATATACATCTGAGTCGAATTGACCAAGACCGTCAAGGGCCGTGACCATTGAGTCAATAAGAGATGTATTTTCTGAAGCCCTATCTTGCCATAAATCAAACTGCACCATCCTGCGACGGGTTTTTACCAAACCGTCACCGATTATCTCTGGAACATTCCTCAATTCATCGCTGTATGTAATATATGGTTTTGCCGTATTCGGTGGAGCAAAATCACGGAAAATACCAGTAATGCCCGCAAGGTTTGCCTCAAGTAAACGGGTGCGAATTGAACCTCCAACTGAAGCCATGACTATTCACCAACCTTGATTGTTACATTCAGTGGTTTCATACCCTTGAACCTTTTGTACATATAGTAAGTAAAAGCATTAGCAACTGTTTTCCTTGCCCCTAAAGCAATATTTTCTCGTGCTGGCCTAGCAAATGGCCTTGGTGCCATGCGTTCAGTTCCATACTCAAGAAATCTTGCATACTTTAGTTTTGAGCCGAAAACCGCCCGTGCTGGGTTATCTCCAACCTTGCTCAGTGTTTGTGAATATATAGATTTATATAATGGTCCGCTCGGGTCTGCAGACGGTGGCTCACCAGGCCGACTGGACATTCTTTGTTTTTTAGTGCTTCCGTATGTTTTGTATGAACCAGGGTGGTCAATAATTTTTTTAATTTCCTGCTCGCCCTGACGAGCGAGTTCTTGGGCGGTATAAAAGTTTCCAGCGATGCCAGCATTAATTGCGCTTGCAATCCTTTTATCGACCTGAGACATCAGGTTGTCAATCGATTTCATTCTCTTACTCATTTAAAAGCGTCCTTCGTATTTCTAGTCTCAAATGAGTATGCGTATAAATCAAACCTTCAATTTCGTAAACACCATCCATACTATCGTGGTATCCAGTTATAACTATCTGGTCATTGCTGACTACAGAAGTTTGCTTTGGAAGTCTTACTACCAAACTCCGTCTTTCTCCATATTTACCTAAATCAGAAGGCTGACCTTCCTCTGTAAATTTTTGATGGATTGAACCCTTGTATGTTACATCAGTTACTACTGGTGTCCAAACGCCCTCTGCATCTACAGTCACAGATGATTTGCGCCGAACAGTAATTTGTTCAAATGCGCCGCGCATGGTCTACCTAATAACCCTGCGCTTGTAGCGAAGAATATTTTTTACTTCTTGGTCGGTGAATCCACCGCCAGGGGTTGGCTCGAAGAAGTACTCAGTTCCTTCAACCTTAAGACGCTCCATGCCTTGAGCATCAATCAGGACCTTGCTCATTTCTCGTGTTGCAGCAGAAAGAATTACGCGCTCTAGTGCTGATGCATCAGCATCAAGCATGCCAGCGTTGTAGGTTACGAGTGCCTGATAACCAAGACCAGCAATCAGAACATTATCAATTCCCCAAGGGTAAACATCAAAGTCGTAGATATTTTGCGCTGTGTAGGTTGCAGAGGCATTATCTATTAACCCAATGCTGAATGAGATAATACTTCGTACTGGGGCTTTGCGTAAAAACAACTGACGCTGTCCAGGCTCAAGCATATGCTTTTCGTCTGTAATGCGAACTGGGTTCAGAGGGCGATTCAGCAAATACGAAATTTCTGATTCGAGACCAGCAAGAATAGTTGAAGCCGCAGCCTGCTCACCAGCAGTGAAAGTCTTGTTCATTGCACGAGCAAGGTCAGCGTAATTCAAAATTGCCATAAAAACACATTACACCATTGTTTTTAGAGGGTCTATCGGATTGGGGCAACCCAGAAAATCTTGCGGTATTCAAAAAAGCAGATTATTGGCTCTTCTTCATCCTCTTCCATCTCAAGCAAAAATCCAGCGTTGTTCCCCTCGAAATAAATCCTTGGGTGCACTACATAACCCCTACAAGAATGCATAATTACGCTACTTGAATCGAGCGGCTCCCATCCGTATCTAACCTCAATCAGCGAATCACTTGTATGGGCTTGTTTTATGAAACCAGAAGCACATACCTGATTGAAAATTGCATCGTACGGATAGTCGTATTGAAAATCTTTATCGTCTTGGATTAGTTCATACATTGCGTTTTTTAGGCTAAGAAAAGGTTCGTCCTTCACCCAGTACGCAGCAAAATCTATATCGTCGTTCAACCCAAATTTCTTTGGGTCCAGGCTGTCCACGGATTACTTTGTTTCTGTAGCGAATGGGTCATTTACCGAGATAGGCATGACCTTATATCGCATTGCATCTTCGACACTAATGCGCTCGCCCTTACGGACAACCTTCACACTCTTGCCTTCGATGTTCTCGTAAATATCGCGTGGAGCGATTACTACAATTTGTGACATGAAAACATGTTAGCACAAAGCAAAAAGCCTGGGCCGAAGCCCAGGCTTTTCACTTTTCTGACTGTAATTATCAGGCAGGTGCGCTGTCGAGGGTAACTTCGACGAACGACTCTGGACGCTTAACAGCAAGTGCAATACGCTCTTCAGCAAGTACTGCAACTGCGTTGCGAACAAAGAAGTCGCTGTGTTGCTCGGAAACGCGGATGTTGCCTTCCATACGGTCGTACAGCGTTGCGCCAACACCGAATGAACCAAGGAGAACCTTGCCTTCGGTGATTGCTGGCGTGCTGACGATTGGCAAACGCCACAAGCGAGCATCTGCACCCATCGATACGGACATAACCATCAAGTAGTTGAGGTTTGCGTCCTTCGAGAGTTCGATGTCTTCGAGGTCGTTTGGATGGACAATCATACCTGTTGGCTCGTAGTAGGCGAGCAACGACTTGGTGATACCACGACGGATTGCATCGAGGCGGGTGTCATCTGCAACACCACTTGACCAAGTTGAGGTCTGAATTCCAGAGGTCGAACGGATACCAGTGAGGTTTTGGCCAACACCGTTTCCGTTAAGAATCTGGTCATCTTCTACCAAGCGGAGTCCGTACAACAGTTCGTTGTCGATAATTCCACGAAGGGTTGGCTCGTCGTCCAACACATTGCGGTGAGCAACTTCGTAGTGAGCAATCGTGCGAACTGGAGCCTGAACACCAACGACGGTCATTGACGACTGTGGTTTTACACCAAAGGCGTTGTTTGCGTCGTTGCGCTCTGCAACTGTCGATGCGTTGTTGGTGAAACCAGAAACACGGAAGTATTCAACCATGTTGCTGTTCGTCTGCTGTACATCGAAGAGTTCGCGTACGCGCATGGTGCGCTTCTGACGCTCTACGATACCTTCACGCTGTGGCGAACCGAAGTCTGTAGGGGTGCCTGATGGCAATCCTGTGTAGACATCTTTGCGACCCCAGTGTGACGAGAACGAACCATTTACTTGGAATGGTGCGTGCATCGTGTAACCAGACTTACCACCAGCAATTGCCTTGAACTCATCTGATTCAACGAACTGCTCGCCGAGGCTCTTTGAGCCCTGTGGAACAATCAAACCAGACTTGGTCTGTGCTACTGGTGCGGTCATGCCTTCAGCCCATGAGCGAATTTCGCCCATGCCTTCCAAGGCCTCGATTTCAGCACGGATTTCGCGTGCCTTTGCGAGGTTGCCTCGGAATGCTTCAACATGCTTTGCTTGTACTTGAACTTCAGGTCCGCCTTCTTCGCGGGTAGCGCCTGCATGGTCAACGATTGCATCGTTGTCTGCAAGAACTGCACGGAGGGCTGACTTGAGTTCCTTTAAACGGCTATCTGTAGCCATAGTGATATACTCCTTTTGAGTAATAGTGGAACTTCGGACACAAGGTAAGCACCTCGTATTAAAGATTATGCTTCTTCTTTGCTAGTTTGTCAAGCAGGGGTTAGATTATTTTTAATTGTCTTCGTCTTCTTCGTCTTCGTTTTGACCAAACATGTCCAATAGGTCTTGGAATGTAACATCAGAAGCCATAAAGGGCTTGGCTATTACATCGCCTTTGAATGTAATTTTTGGGCCCACTGCAATATTGCTCATCGCATCTAGTATGCGTTCAAATACAGAAACAGCAACAAATGGTGGTATTGAGCCTAAATCAACATGGATTGGCTCATCTCGGTCTTCGTAGGATACAGAAATAGTAATCATTGGAAAGCGCAGGTTCATCTGGCTTTCGAGAGGGTCGCGACCCTCTGTCATTTTTTCTTGTCTGCCTTGTATGTCTTTCCGCGATAGAACATAGAACCATTGTGAATTGGAACAAGTTCTAGATGGAATGGACCATCTCCAGCAACATAGTGCACAACAGCAATTCCTTGCTGCCAATCTTCCGTACATGGGATTGGGCGTCCGTCGAGGTCGGTACCGCCTTTTGTGCTTGGCACGACGCCGTCCACGCGAGCAAGACATCCTGCAGATGCGGCGAGAATAGTTTTATCTTCATCCCAATCTTGGCGGGTTCGCTCTGCCCATTCGCGGCGATGGATATGTCCATAAAGAACTGAAGTCTTTTCTGTTGCAAGATATTTATGAGCAGTGCTTCCGCCAGATGCGACTTTATGTCCGTGAATAATTCTTAACTTGCGATTAACCCAATATGTTGACGCTGGGTATCCTGGCAAATACTTAACACCAAATTCTTCAAATCTGCAAAGATAAGGAAGCGACATAACTGGCCATGAGTCTGGGATATTCCCACGCTTCAAACCAAAAGCAGCATTTGCATTATCAAGAATATAATTTCCTAATCTTGCTTCGTGATTTCCCTCAAGCCAAACAATTTCAGCGAGTGGAGATGCTGCGCGAAGGCGCGCCATAAGCGTTGTTAAATAATCAATTGTTTTTTGTGTTGTCAATTGATAAGCAGGAGTTAGTCTGTACTTTCCAAATTCTGCAAAGTCAGCATTGTCTCCATTCATTGCAATCACATCTGGCTTTGATTCTTTGATAAATTCAACAGCCAAATTAATTGCAATTTCATCATGGATAGCAACAAAATTGCCGTTTACATCCCTGAAATAACCACATTGCATATCTGGCAAAACTACGCATGTTTTAAACTGCGACTTTTCTTTTTTAACAGTTGCAACTGTAGGAAGTTTTATTGACGGGCCTCTTTTTACTACTGGCCATTCTGGGGAGTTGCGATTCATTGCTGATTTTAAATCTTTTGACAATGACATTATTTGCCCCCAATATAATTGTTGCTTCTAGTTTCAAAATTTTCAACATTAGCATGTCGCCAATTATCTACAGCACTCCTGCCAATTACATAGCCGCGCCCTTTTAAAACTTTTGAAATTGTGCGACTTGAAACTGATAAGTCTTTCATTGCATCAACGAGCGAAGCAGAATCTTTTGCACTCAAAGATGCCAAAAGTTTATCTACCTTGCCGATTGTCGTGCTTTTTTGAACTCTGGCTATTTCCTTGCCAATATCCACAACCCCTCCACGGGCGCTACTAACGCCCGTGAATACTATAGCACTTTGATGAGGTCGTGAAACTCTTTAAGGTCATCGAACGAAAGTTCTGCTGTTTCCATCTGAACCAATTCAGACTTTTCTTCAGCAACAACTTCTTCAGCGGCGACTTCTTCTACTACTGCTTCAACTGCTACTTCTTCTGCTGGTGCATCTGCAGAAACTTCTTCGACAGCAACTTCAGCAACTACTTCTTCAGCAACTGCTTCGGCGGCTTCATCCGACTTGGTCTCAACAGCAATTTCTTCTGCTTTTACTTCTGCGGTGTTCATTGCAGCAAGAGCCTTAGCAACTTCGCGTGCAACAATCTCGGCAATCTGTGCTTCAATGTTCATGTTTATGCTCTTTTCGTTATCCTCAACCATTGACATTTCGTCTTCTGGCATGTTCTCATCTTCTGGGTCTTCTTCATCCATTGGCTCTGGAAGTTCTTCAACCATAGTCAATGCATCACCGTATGCTACTACAGTAACATTAGTAGGCATCCATTCGTCTTCATCCCACATCATAACCCGCACTACATAGGCTGGGCGCTCTGCTGAGCCTTCAATTTCAAGGCCTTGCGGCTCACCGCGAACAGTTCCCTCTGCCGATGACGACAGAATATCGCCGTAATATGTGCCGTTTGAGGTCTCCCACGAAACAAGCGCTCCTTCGGTCATTCCTTCATCAACTTTTTCCATGACCACAAAAGTGCGAAGTTTTACATCTTCAACTGCAATTAAAACAGTTTCGTCTGTCTCTTCAAGTCCTTCCATGTCAAGACATTTCTGCACAAGCGCCTGTCCATCTTCGGAGATTCCAACGATGATGCCAATGCTGTCATCGCTCAATAGAGCCTGCTGCCCAACAAAGGACTTATACGACTCAATATCAATCTTGCTCATCTGTTTTCTCCGTGATAGATAGTGGCTCACTAATGAGGCCTTTTTGCATCATAACATTATCAATGTACCCATCTGACTTTAGTTCAGGTGGCTTCTTGCCGAAGTCACGGTAGTGACGGGCGAGATGATTGTACACAGCCTTGCGGTCTTCTCCGCGAAGTATCGTTCCACCGCGTCCACCGTTGAGGATTGCCATTTCAGATTTCAACTCTGAGTATGCGGCAGCCCCTGGTTGGCCATCCTCCGAAACATGGTGATGGATAAATGTGTAGTGGGTCTTACGAGTGCCATCTGTTCCAGGTGTATGGTAGGCAAAAATCTTTCGATAATAATCTTTGCCTTCTGGTGAACGAGTGTTCAGAATGGCGGAACGGTCGAGTGTTTCATCGTCACGAACCGCGGTTGAATGCGAAGGAATTGGTCCACCTTCAGCCTTAACCTCAAGACCAGCGTCTTCGCTTAGTGGCTTAGTAATAATTCCTTTTTGAATCATTACATAGTCAACAAACTCATCGGATTTAAGTTCTGGTGGTTCTTTCCCAGCGTCTCGATAATGCGCAGCAATGTGATTGTAAACACCACGGCGTGCCTCACCACGAAGAACTGTTCCAGAGCGACCACCGTTCAAAACAGCCATTGAATTAATCAGCGCCGAGTACGAAGCCTCTCCTGGAGTTCCATCATTTCCGACATAGTGGTGGATGAAGTTGTAGTGAGTTTTGCGGGTTCCATCGGTGTTTGGATTTTGGAATGCAAACAGTCTGTTGTAATAAGATGGAGTTGCTGGTGATTTCATATTGCGAAAAGGAACCGTCTTATCCCAAGCCCGTGAAGTATTTACATCAGTTTTATGGGTTGCTATAACTCGTCCGTTTGGACCTGCATCTTTTACTTCTTCTTCTATTTCTGCAGATTTCATTCCAGCAGTTTCTTCAGTGCTTACTGTTGGATTGTTTAGCAACTCTTCACGGATAATCCACAACTTACAAATTGCTTCTGGCTCAATATTCCCAGAAACAATTTCGCACTTTTTTCCACCCTCAAAGAAGACGCAATTAGAACACTTCATGCCCTCTGAAGCAAATGGATTCTCTTCCATGTAGTGAGCGCCATTAGCGCCACTTCCTTGGTCCCACATACCGAATTCTTCAGCCATAGTTTCAAACAGGTCATACATTGTGAACTGGCGTGGGTTAAGACCCATCTCCTGCTGTTCGGCAAGACCTTCAACCATCTCGTCTTGGTGAGGTACAACTTCTGGACCCTGCATTTCTTCATGCATGTCCTTTTCTCCCTGCATTGCTGCATTTAAAGCAGCAAGGTGTGCTTGTGCTTCGGCGAGAGTCAGATGGCATCCACCTGAAACAATTCCTTCTCCAACTTTAATGACTGCATAACCGCTACAACCCTGAACATCTTGCTCAATGCTGTATGGCTTTTCTTCTGGAGCATTTGGCGTGGTACCAATTCTTTGTGGGGTACCGAAAGAACCTGGTGTTCCTGATGGCATATCAGTGAAGGCGTCCTTCTTTGAAATATCCATCTTTGTAAGGGTTGAGAACTTATGCCCAACTCGTACTTCTGTAGGTGAATAATCAAGTCCCTCTTTGCGGTAAACACGAATCAGCGCTGCTGGGTCTTCTGGTGTACCAGTAATAGTGAAACTGCTATTCGGGACATCTATTTCACCGTCGCGCTCAATACGCTCAATTCGTCCGTACGCTCTACCACCAGATGCGCGCCAAGTAACAAAGTCGCTAGTCTTCAGCCCGTTTGGTTCTGCTTTCATTTCATCGCGTGAGTTCATTGCGTCAACAAGTTTTTGAGCCCAGCGCCATCCAGCATTTCCACCCCAGAGTTTCCATGCAATCAGTCCTGCACCTGGATATCCATCTGCGCCTGGTTTGCTATTTGCTGGAGTCTTGAGGTCTACTGCGTGGCGTGGGAAGTAGCGCGCGATGTGGCGAGCCTTTTCAGGGCTAACAGTAGAATTGTTGAGTAGGTAATTAGCCGTAGCCTTACCGACCTCAGTTCCGCCTCGGTTAAATTCTTTCGACCACTCGAGACCAGTCTCTGCTTGACTTTTAACACCAGAAGGAATGCCGAAATCAATGTCATCGTACTTGCCAGGAGCC